TTTCCATGGTATATTTTCATCCATTTAATATATTATAATCTTATATTTTTAAGTATATAATATATTTCACAAATTTTTGTTAAATTAATTTAATATCTTCTAACTCTTCTTAAAGCAGATTGATAGGCGTTATGTTGATCTCCACCAAAAGAGCTATCATTATAATTATTATTAATTGAATTTAATTTTTTGAATCTAACATAATCAGCACCATCATAGACATATCTAGGATTACCAGTGTATGCTGAATTTCCATTTGTTTGAATATTACCAGCTAAACCTTTATATCCGGCAAGTGCTTGACTCGAAAACGAAGGGTTAACACCAGTTACTTGATTTGCGGGTCTTCCAAATATAGGGTCAGTTGATTCATTTACAGTTCCATTAACATCACCAGCATTCATGGCCGCTCTAAAAGGTGTAATTTGTGTTTGTCCTTTATTTTTATAATACATAGGACTAACTTTTGAATTTTCAAAAGGAATATATGCTCTATTACCAAAAGATTGTCTTAAAATTTTTCTATTCATTGAACGCCCATTAGCACCATCCATGCCAGAACTTTGATTATAGGCGCCAGCACCACCACCCACTAATTTAGGAGCAACACCTGGTAAACCACATCCTAAAGTGCTAACACATGGTTTATTATTTTTATAAATTTTTGTAAAATTATCCTTAATAAATCCAGACATATTATATATTATAAAAGATAAAATAATATATAATAAAATTGTATTATTCTATCATCACACATATAATTAAAATTAATTTATGATAAAATAATTAATTTTTGTATAAAAGAAGTAATCCAATTAATATTGCTAATAATAAAAATGGGAAAACTACTAAAAACCAAGATAATCTGGAATAACCGTATTTACATAAAGCATCTAATACAATTGTCCAGAAAATAACATATAAAAATTTGAATAAAAATACTAAAAATGAAGATGGAACATCGCATTCATAAGAGCCTACACAATATCTAGTTCCAGAACCATATATTACATTTTGTATAATTATGAATACAATAGCAAAAAATGATATCATAAAATAAATGTAAGCAGGGCTACATAATTTATGTAATTTATCTAATAAAGCCATTATAAAATATATATAGAAAATATATATTTTATATATTTTTAAAATTTAGATGCTAAAGTTTTTGAATTATTTCTAATTTCTTTAATATTAGGTAATGGTCCGGGAATAATAGTATTAGTTTCCATAGCTGGTTGAACTGTGGGAGATGGTGATACAATAGGATGTTTACCTCTATATACTCTTCCTAAAAAAGGTGAATTATTAACTAGATTATTCATACCATTTCTATATAAATTCACTAAACCTTGACCGAACATACCTCCTTTTTGATATGGTGTTAGTCTACTTTTAAAAGCGCCATAAGTCATTTGTGGTTCAGGTTGTGTTTTACCGAAGAAAGGGTCTGGACCACCAGTAACTTGTCCATGAGGGTTAAATAAAAAATAGTTACCCATATTATCAACATTCCATGCGCCTGGGTGTTGAGGGAATGGATTTGCTCCTAAACCATATCCTCCTTTATATTTTCTAGTTTTATGTTTTTTTGGAGGATGTTTTCTAGCAACACGATGTTTTTTAGACATATGTTTTCTAGCAACACGATATTTTTTAGACATATGTTTTCTAGCAACATGATGTTTTTTAGACATATGTTTTCTTTTTTTAAGCAAATTTTTTCTCGAATTTTTCATATATATATATTAAAGAAATTAATCAATTTCTACATGAGTTAACATATGTCTACGGCAACAATATTTTTTGAGTTTTAGTTTATCTAAAACAATACCTTCAGGGGTTTTGTCAACATTCTCATCTGTTAAATATATTACTTTATTAATTTCTAATTTTTCATTCATTTTAATTTTTCGAACTTCTTTTTCATAAAAACGATATTTGTCTGCTAAAACTTTTCCGCATGTAAAACATTTGATAGGAATAATCATTATATAATAATTAATAATATTATATAATCATTAAATCAATTTTATAATAAAATAAAATTTTTAATTATTTTTTGGACATTTTCCACGAGCATCAATACATTTATTTCTAAAATAAAAATAATCTAAAGTAAAACATTTTTTACCATCAATACTATTACAATGTTGCCCATGTTCGATACCAGAATGTTTTTCTTCACTAGCTACATTAATACCATCCATAGTTGGCATTCTTTTACCATGAAAAACAGGACCACCTCTATTTCCTGCTACACATGTATTATTACTTAACCATATACAGCAACTAGTAGAATTACATGAATTTTTATTTAATTTTTCACATTTTTGTTCTTGTTGTGATGGACTATTGCTTTTATCACAGAATGAACTAGTTAATCTATTATGAAAAGATTTGGGTTTACTATCAATATTATTATTTTGTAAAGGTTCAATTGTAACAACTTTTTTAAGTGATTTTCGAACTAATGGAGTAAAATTAACATTTAACATAGCAAAAACAACAAGAATTGTAATAAATAAGATTGCTACTAAAATAATATTATCTATATTTTGTTTGAAATATTGAATTACAACAGAACTCATTATATATATCTCAATAAAAATAAAAATAAATTATTATTTATATAATTTCATATCCATTCTCTGTTTTAGTTTTTTTAACTATTTTTTTTTTAATAGTGGCTTTCTTATTATCATTTCTGTGAATGTTATTATGACAATCTTCGCAAATATTTATAAGATTGGCAACATGATTTTTGTGAAAACCAGCTTCTAAATAATCATTTTTATTAGCATTTTTTTGATATTCTAGATGATGTATTTCAGTTCCAATATTTATTTTACACATTTCACATAAACCTTTAACTTTTTTACTATTATATTTGCTAGTATCCATATCTAAAATATTTTTATATACATTATTATATTTTACACGAAGTTCATGGGCTCTATCTAGAAAATTTTGCGGTAAATTTAAAGATTTACATACTTCTAAACCATACATGCTATCACCAGGACCTTCTTTCAATTTTCGGTCATACATTAGTTTATTTGTAGACTTGTCAAAAATAACTTCCATATGATATAATTTAATTTTATTCAAATTTTTAACTTCTTCATATTTTACAATTTCATGAAAATGCGTGGCAAACATAAAAGAACTTTCATTTTTATGTAATTCTTCTAATCCAGAAACAAAAATACTCAATGCGGAATCGCTTTCAGTTCCAGAACATAATTCGTCGCCTAAAATCAAACTATTTTTATTTGAAAATTGTAAAATTGTTCTCAATTCTGACATTTCAACCGCAAATGTAGAGAGACCTTTGAAAATATTATCATTACCTAAAATTCTTGTAAAAATGTAATTATATGGATAATACTCAAATGTTTTACAAGGAACAAATAATCCAGCTTGAGCCATAATTATGGAAATTCCAATAGATTTAATAAAACTAGTTTTTCCAACAGCATTAGTGCCATATAATAAAACGCCGTTACTATAATCTTTTTTATTTGTATTTCCTAATTCTAAATCATTAGTTACATAAACTTCACGTGTATTTAATTGTTCTATTAAACAATGACGAATTCCTGTAAAGTTAAAAAATGATTTATCACTTTCTGTAATAATAGGCTTACAATAATTATATTTAGATGCTATAAAACATTTACATTGTAAAATATCTATTTCGCTAATAAATTGAATAAGATCATCTAAAATATTATTATTTTCAATAAATTTATTTACAAAATCATTGTAATATAATTCTAATATACCGAGTAATTCATTTTTTGAATTATTAATTGATACTGCTATATTTCTAATAGTGCTATTTGTTATACATACATTAGAATTATTTCCATTATATGGAATAAAATCAATATTATCAATATCTAATTTGAATGTTTCATCACTATCAGTGAATTCAGATTTATATTTTAGTTCAATACTTTTCTCTCTACTTTCGAAAGATTTTTTTAAAAATGTTGTTCTTCTTTTTGTAGAAATAAGAGTGGGTTCCATTTTGGGTGTTTCATGTAATTTTACAAATTCGGTTGTTTTTGTTGATTTTTCAAACTCTTTAATCATATTTGAAAAATTCTCTCTAATACATTCAATTAATTGTCGTGATTCTATAGATTTTTTATAACCATTATCTACTTTTTCATATAATCCTTTATTAATGAAAAATATGTTTTTGAGAGAATTATTACCGCTATCGCTAATGTTATTAATATCATCAATATATTTTGCTTTATCTAAGTCAAAAAAATCACTAATAATTTTTTTAATTATTTCACTTTTATTTTTAATATTATTAATATTTTCATCCTGAAAATATTGTTTTAATTTCTTATCTTTATTAATAAGAATATTAATTTTGTCAATTAGTAAAATATTATTGTAAATATTACTAAAATCTTTTGGTGTAATTTTTTTCATAACTAATTTTCTCTTTAATTTTTCTAAATCACGAATTTCTTCTAGTAATTCTTTATATTTATTCCAATCAGTGGTTAAAAGATATTCTGTAATATTATAAGATTTATTTAATTTTTCAATATCAGTAATTGGATTTAATAAATTATATTGAAATCTTCTTTTTCCAATAGGTGTAACACAATTATTCAATAGTTTACTAACACAAGATAATTTTCCATTATATCTATTATCAGAAATAATATTTAATTGTTTGAGAGAATGATTAGCTAATATAAGACGATCAGTATAGTTTTCATATAAAGGTTTAGATAATTTTGATACTAAATTAGGATTATGTTTATAAACAAAATCTAATAAATAACAAAAAGATTGAGAAGCTATACAATAATTTTGTATTTCATTAATAATAATTTCTTCATTATCAAAGGGATAAAAACGCTTGATAATTTCTTGTTGATATATTTGTTTTTCAGCATTTTCAGCGCTTTTATGTAGATCACTTGAATAATTATTATTTTTATTCAAAATAATTTTATGTATTTTTGAGCATTGAATATTTGTAAAATTAATAATATCATCGATAATATATTCTTCTAGATTAGATAAAATAACACATTCATTAGGATTATAAATAGAAATATAACGTTCAAGTTCATCATATGTGCATGGGTTATGATAATAAGGCATTGTAAATTCAAAGAGAGAAGTTTTTCCAGTAAAAATATCAATATTTGATATTCCAATATTAATTTGTTCTCCAATACCAATTATTTTATTGGAAGAATGATTTATCCAAATACAAATAATATTATTAGTTAATTCCTTACTTTCATTTGAAAAATATGTTCCAGGTGAATATATCCCATTTAAACTGCGAGTAGTATTTTTACTTTGAGAATCTTGAACATATACAACAATCGTATAACCATTATCTTGTAATTTTTTAATATATTTATCTAATTGTGGCAAACCAAACCCAGCCATAACTACTTTAGATTTGCCAACGCAAA